CCGTGCTTCAAGGCCGGGTGCCATTCCTTCACTCAGTCCTTGAAGGAATGATCCTGCTATATCAAGTGACATTATTGTTCTCCCATACTAAGAAAGCTACCGATTACTGGGTCTTGTTTTATCTCTTCTAGAAGCATGTTCTCTTCCTCAGCTTGCATAGTTGCATCTTCCATAAGACCCTTGTATTCCTCTGGCTTCAAGTCTTCCATAGTTTCTAATACTGATTGTGGATTAATTTCATCTTCATCAACGTCATTAAAGATACTAGCTTCAACTCCTTGTTCTTGAGCATCTGCTACCATATTAAACATAAGAGGGATAACTAGTAGTTCGCTAATATCTACTGAAAATAACCCTTCAGTATAGCCTAGGAAGGTCACTGCTCTTGCTATACTTTCTGTAGGTACACCAGCATACAAAAGAGATTGTATATCCTCTTTCTTCGCTTCAAGAGAATCTATTAGGTATGCAAAAGCATCTGTTGGTGTATCATAAACAGCAGGATTTTCCCAAGGATACGCACCTAAAGTACCTTTTGTATCATCCTTTAGCTTACCAGTTAGACTTCCTCCTGGTGCGCTGGTTGTAAAAGGTAATCTATTATCTTCTTCATCTCCCATAAGCTTATCTAGTTCAGTCAAGGCTTTTTCATCAGGATCAAAAGGAAGTTGTTTACTTTTAAAATCTTTGATGCTCTTGATATCTTGTTCTACTAATTGTTGAACCTCTTCCATCCCTCCTTCAAAACGAGAGAAGACAAGAGAATACACTTCATCCATCTCCTCACTAGCCATACCTTGTGAAGAAGCATCTTCTGATGTCTCTTCTTTATCTTGTGGTATGAATCCGTTTTGAGTTAGGCCAGCTTCAGTCTGTTCAGTCGCCATGTTTTTTCAACCCTTTTAACTTTTGTATCCATCCATACTTTAATTAACTTCTTAAGGATAGGTTTATCTTTAATAAAATAAGCAAACTTTTCTCCTCGTTTTTTATACAAACGATTAAACCATTTAGGTGCTTCTCTTTCTAACCACCAACGAAACCTGTATACTTCTTGAGCATCATTACCATATACTTCTCTAGCTACCCAACAAGCCATTATAGCTGCACCTGCTATAGTTCCTATCGTACCCATAATAGCAGATGTTTTAGCAGCTTTCTGAGAAGACTTTGCTATGGCTGCTTGTTGAGCTACTGCCGCTGCTTGTGCTACTCGTTCCAAATCTCTTTCAGTAGAATCGTATAGCATCTGTGCATCATCTCTACGTTTCTGCCATAGAGCATTATACTCCATGCTACGTAAGCCTAGTTCTGATTGAGCAGCATAAGAGTTAGCTAACATTTGATTTGAATTTTGAACTGTTGCTACCGATTGATACCATTTAGTATTAGCCGCTCTTATATTAGCCATTGTATTTATATTGAAAGTATCTCTTGAAAGCTTTTGTGCTTGATAAAACTCTGTCATTGAATTTTTTTGTCTAGCATTATCTCGTTCAATAGCCTCAACTCTATTAGCATTCATATTAGATACTGATTCATCTAGCTTACTAAAGAACATATCAACATCATTCTTACTCTTAGCACCAAATTGTGCAGCAGCATTAACAGCAGCAGTATCCGTAAATAATTTCTGTGTATATCCTTGAAAGCTTAGTTCTGCTCCTCTTTGTCTGCTAGTCAAATTTCCTAGATCGATACTTAACGTATTCCTGGCATTATTTATTGAAGCAGAAAGTCTTGAATCTAGGTTCTTTGTTTCCAAAGCAGCAAGATTATTTGCATTTGTTACTACTGATTGTTGTCTATTAGTAAGATTTAATTCTTGAAGACGCCTATAAGATTCTGCATCTGCTTTAGCAATATCAACACCAGATTCTTGTAAGGCTAAAGTACGAGCATGAACAGCCATCGAAGAGGCTCCTAAGCCTCTCTTAAGTGCAAAAGAATCCGCCGCTCTTGCTGCACCAGAAGCCCAAGCAGGTAACGGCTGACCATCTTGAATTGTTTTACCAAGCTCTCCTAATTGGAATTGTACGGTAGCTCTTTCATCCATATCAGCAGTGGCAGCAACAGCTAATTTATTATCCAGGGTTCCTTGTGCTGCTTCTACAATTGCTGAAGGACCACCAAGCATTTGAGCAGGGTCTATTTCTCCAATATCTTCTATAGCAGTAGCAGCATACTCTCCTAATTCAGGACGGGTATCAGAAGGTCTTGCTGCAATAGCTCCTGTATCTGTTCTAGCTTGTGCTGCAACTAACTCTTCTTGTGGTGCTACCTGCAAACCTTCTGCTGAAAGAAGCTCTTTACCCATTCTTGCTTCCATTTTAGGAGCTAGTTTCATTTCAGGTACAGGAGGAAGAGCAGGAATACCTAGACGACCTTCTGCTTCAGCCCTTCGTACTTGTTCTGCACCACCTTCAAACTGGGTAGGATCATAACCAGGAATTATATAGGTTGGTCCTCCACCATATTGACCACCTCCAGCACCTCCTCCTTGTGATAACATCCATTTATTTTGTTCAACTTGTGCTGCTTGTATAGCATCTTCATAGGAACCAAAGTCTTTTCTCTTTCCACCAAAAAGTCTTCCTTCTGGATCATAAACTGAACCAAGATTATGTCCTCCACCAACTTTCTGTACAATAGGATTAAATTGTTCAGTTAAATTAAATTGACCATTTCCGTTACCCATGTTTTTATTCTTTCCTTTTAATTATCTAGCTGCACTTGAACCGAAATAGAAACTTACAATAGCTGCAAGCGTATGAATGTATGCAGGAGCTAATGCAATACCTTCAATAGATTTCCACCGTACCTTATCTGCTTGCTCCCAGATTAATGGTAAAGCCCATTCTCCTGCTTCTGTTACTGATACAACAATAGGAATACCAAAGAAAGGAGCAGCAAAGGGTACTATAACAATACAACCTACACAGATAAGAGCGATTATACGCCTGGTAAATGCAAACTGTTTATCTTTTAATCCATGCTCACGGGCTGCTGATACTGCCTTCTGCTGTTGAGCCATAGCAGCAATCATCATACGATGTTGTTCTGCTTTGGCTTTCATGATCTGTCCGATCATAGTAGTTATAAAGCCCATAGCAGAGCCACCTAATAATGTCATTACTAAGCTCATATCTGATTACTTCTTTTCAGGTTTAGGTTTTCTATTCTCTGGCTTGAGATACTTATCTCCTACGATGAAACCGTGAAAGTTATCTCGTAGGAATGTATGTACTGTCTCCGTAGGAATAGACCAACCCATATGAGTTACTGCTTGAAACCCAGCCGCTGATACTCTTGAAGGTACACCAATCATTTCATATTTCTTACGTATATCAGAATACGCAAACAATGCGCCGCCTGAATTACCAAAGATAATAGGAGCAGTTGCTAGTTGATATCGATATCCGTTAATAACTTGTTCAGCAAAAGCCATCTCTCCACTTGTCATAGAAGGAGGATAACCTAATCCTGCACCTACAGCCCATACAGTCTGGCCTAATTTAGGTGATTGTTCTTCTGGTAACATATGTGCAATACGTACTACTCCACGTTCTGTATCTCGTAGTTTTAATAGGGCTAAATCTCTTTGCTCATCATGTGCTACAATATCCGCTATACGTCCACGAGTACCTACTGAACGGGAACAACGTACATAATCAAACCAGAATGCAGTGACAGGCTCTCTTGTTTCCCGCTTAACCTTCTTACCTTTCATGCCATCCCATACTTCTCTTATAGTAATCTGATCACTAATCACATGATAATTAGTGAGGATGTATGATTCCCATTTACTTTCATGTTGTTTTGAATAAAGAACTGTACCAGAACCTGATGTATTAATACGTACTGCTGTATCCAGCATCTCTTCATGTTGTGGTCCACAGTTAGCTGCTAGTACAGCAGATACACTAGCACAGAAAAGTAGACCAGCAAATAAAGTAGTTTTAATATTCTTCATAAAGTTCTTTTTCATCTTAGTTCCTTTTATTAAATAGCTCAAACAATGTCTGAACTTTATCTTCAAGTACTTTTACACGCACTAGTATCTCTGCTCTGAAGGCTATTGCTACTGCTGCTACCATAATTACTCCAGAGAGAATCGGCCATATATCTACTACTTGTTCCATTTATTTCAAAGCATCAGGAACGTATGCACTGATATCATCTGTGTTATTAAGGTCTGCTAGTACAGATTCAGCGGAAGGTGGAAGATCACGTAACGTAACCTTCTTAGCAGCTACAGCAGCTTTATTTAATCCATCTGGATGTACACCTTCATCAGCTAGTTGATATTCAAGATCAAGCTCTTTTAACTTGGCATTACGATCACCACGGATTTCCTCTAACCGCTCTGTCCGTGCCTTTGGCAAGCGCCATGCGTGGGTCTTCAGATCAGCCGCCGTAATCTCAACTGCCAAAGTGTCGGCGTCTGGCACAACCGCTTCCTTAGTTATAATGCCATCCGCATCACGTTCAGCAGGAATAGTATTGGCCTTGACGATGTCGTCCAAGATACCGCTTACTGATCCGGCATCACCGACAGTGGTTGTGCTGCCGTCTGCATTAAGTATTAGTTCATTCATTTTCCAGTTCTCCAAACCATGCTACGAATACCATTGAGGCATCAATCCCGGCATTATCCGTTAATCGCTTTGTTAGTACTTGGCTATAGTAACCGGCTCCCTCAACAGAATTATTCGCAGGAACAAAGTCACACATATTAGCAACACCTCCTTCACGAGAAGCACTACCTAAAGGCATATAGTTTACTCTATCCTTAAATCCGAGAGCTAATTGAGGACCATAATTCCCCACGCCATGATCAGTGACACCTCTGCAATTGTATGATTGAAGAATTGCAAGAGTCCCAGTACCATTAAATAGCACCCACCCCTTAGCCTTACCAAGATCAAGGCCCTTCGGCAGATTACTAGCCAGACCCCGCACCATCTCATTAACTTGCCGTTGATCAACTGCTGGTGCCGTGATGAAGGCATTGGCACTATTCTGTTCTGCCCGTAATGCACCCCATAGTTTACCTTTTTCACTGTTGCCAGAATTAACAGTAGGTTTGCTATCTACAACTAGACCATCGAATATGGTGATGGCATCGGTCTGGGTAACTAGTACCTTATTTGTTAATGGATCAACATCCACATCAATAACTGCATCGGTACTACCAGACTGAAGCAAACATTCGGCAGAGGCAACAAACATTCCCTTTTCGTCGTCGTACATCTGGCGGATTTGGTTGGCGGTTGGGGCGGTGGCTGATAGACGGGCCAGAGATAAAGTTGTACTAGTAGCAGGAGCAGAACCACCGTCAGCGTCAACGCCAATACCTATAGGGATATTACCGCTGCTAGATAGAGAACCAGCGTCCGTCGTGGAAGAAGTAATCAGAACTCCATCAACATACATATACCGTTCTGTGCTTGAAACTCTAACAAAGTCAGCCTTATGCCAAACACCATTGTCGTAAGTTGCTGTGCTAGTCATGTCAACTAAAGCGGTTGCACCATCGTCTCGGAATTGCACGGTTCCGTCACTAACCAGCGATATAACAAACTTCAATGTGCCAGCAGAATTAGAAATTGAGTATAAATATTCAGTTGCTGAATTGCCTGATGATTTAAACCAGATTGATGAATACGCTGCTGCGGTCCCTAAAACATCGTAATCAGCGTCACTGGCCCTTGTCAGATTGTTTGATGAACTAAACCCGCTATAGCCTTGCAATTCGGCCCCACTGGCCACTGCGGCAGCGGTGATGCTGCCGTTGGCTGTCAAAGTATTCGCCTTGTAGCTGCGATCAACTGTACTGCTGTTGGCTAACCATGCGCCACGGATGTCACCGACCATGTAGCCGGTGTTGTAGGTGCGGTTGATCGCAGACGTAGCCGATTTAGTAGTGTCTCCGAATTTGATTTGTGCAAACGATAGGCCGTCTGGGTCTGCCCCTGCCAATAAGCTACCCGAAACGTCCATGCCGTTTTCAATGCCAAGCGCATAGGGGAAGTCATCGTTATGAAGCACATTAGTCCCGCCGAAGTCATCATTATTAAGTCCGCTAATCGGTCTATTGGACACAAATAGGCCATCGCCTTGCGTGTTTTTCGATATAATGACGTAGCCATTTGAAATCCCAATGGCCTTCATTCCAACGCTGCCAACGTACTGCCATACATTACCGTCGTCTTTGATCAGAGCAGTCTCATCAACTCCTGTGCCATAGACAAGAGCGAAGGAGGGAAGTGGTCCACCAGTGCGAGGATCGTATGGCGGTTGATCTGATAGTCCAGCCGCCACACGCTGAACATCATTGTTAGTTAGTGCCGGTGTCGTGCTGCTAGACAATGTGCGAGGCCAGCCAACGGTTCGTTCAGCCCATGCACCAGAATGTGGGTCGATTATGGCAATCCCATCCTCCGAAGACACAATGAGGTATCCCATACAAGCAGCTATTGCTGTTGGTGTTGCAGCACTAGCCAGATCAACCGTAGCTAATGGTGTTGTACTAATCGTTCCGCCTGATTGTTCTGTTAAATCCCAAATATTTATTTCTGTATTACTGCCTTCATCCTCAATAGTCGCTAACATAAGACTAGAAAATACTGATGCTTTATTCCATAAACCGTTCCACGCTCTACCATCTACAGCAGGACCAAATATAACTTGATCTACAAAGTTAGCGTTAGTTTGTAATACACCAGCAACTGCCCGTTCTGCATCCGCACCAAATCCCGTATCTGTACCTGAATTAGCTATAGTAGCACCACTATTAATATTTAGTGTTGATCCAGACAATACATTAAATGCATTAGCAGACATAGTGAAATCTTCAGCACCTGCTATATCAAAGCGTATAATATCTTCATCTGAACTTTCTTCTACTTGGATTTTTGTATCCTGATCTGCATCTTCAAGTTTAGTTATGGATGCAGAAGGCGCTCTACCTATATATGGCATATTCTATTTCTCCTTAGTATACTGACAATAAGTCCCTAAAGTGTATTTAGGTTTTTTAGTCGGAACTTTTCCAGCATGTGTCCATGGCCAATACGGTGGAAACATCAACATATTTCCTTTTTGACAAGGGGACGAACCAAATTCAAAGCCAAGATTATCGTGTCCCAAAACCTCTAGTTCTGTTTGCCCTGCCTCATTGTCTGTAAGATACATCAACATCACCAAAAACCTTTTACCATATTCTGCTCCACTGACATCCACATGAGGAGGAAACTCCTCTCCTGTGTCTGGCAAATACCGCTTAATTACAAATGACTCAAACCCAAATTCCTTTGGTAATTGAAACGATTTTATGCGGCAATCACCTATATAACGCTCAACATTTTCCCTAAACAAATTACCAAGAAACTTAGAATCCTCTTTAAATGGAGTATCAACTTTCTTCAGTAGATTTAATCTGGTTAACATCGTCTTTTCGTCCTCGTTGTATCTGGTCACCTGTACTTCGTGCATTTCTGGATGAGCCTCAAATTTATCCACAAAATACTGACACTTCTCACTTGATATTACATCGCCATAAATCCTAATAAGATTGTCCATCTATTAATTATTCTTATGTATCATCTACTTCTTCAATGGTTGATGTTCCTGCTGCAACTTCTTCCATTATACGAGCATAATCTGTATTATTTTCATCTTCAGGAATACAGATTAAATCCGTATTTTCAGCTTGATAATAATTTACCTGCTTCACGCCTTTCCACATTTCAAAATGCTTAAAATATTTCATGTTTATAACTCCGCACTAAAATCGAATGTTGCACCATTGTCAGCCAACCAACCAGTAGCATTTCCAGCAGTACCACTCCCACCAAAATCAACTTGAATCTGCACCCCTCCCGGTGTACCGGCCTGAAGAGCAATAGCGTCTGTGGCTATCTGGACGACACCATCATAAATATCACTCGTTGTTCCAGAGGAAGAGGTCAAAGTTGGAGTGGCTCTCATTTCTGTCTGCATCGGACAAGCGTATCTGGACGAAGTGGTTGATCTAGTAAGGCCGGTGAGCATCCACTTCTGACCGCTGGCGGTGTTGGCTTGAAAGCGCCAGAAATAGCGGTAGCATTTCCATAAGGTCGTACCGTAATCTTCATGTGCAAAATCTGTAGCCACTGAGCCGACTTCCCATTGGACACCAGCGATCTCAAAGTTATTTGATGTGCTATCCATATTGTTGACCTGACCGGGGAAATAGTCTCCGTTCGTTGTACCCCAAGCTGCTTCTGACCCGCTTGTGTAAGTTGATCCAACACTTACGCCAAACATTATGTCTAATCGGGCGGCACTGTCATTTGCAGGGGCGGTGGCCGTATCACCGGGAATCGTTACTGTTGCGTATTCCCACGTATTTGAGACGGACTGCGTATATTGTTTAGAGGTCCACTTGCCGCCACCTGATGTTTGTATGGTCACGCACTGGGTGCCTGTTTTTGTGTGTTTATGCCAGAAACTGACTGTACTTTCTTTTGCCTGTGCGTCCCCATACGCAAGTCTTTGGACATTAAAACCTTCCAGCTTCTGAGAGAGTGCCAGTGTGTCACTACCAGCGGGGGTTGCGGATGTGGTGCAGTCTACTTTGATGGAATTGCGAAAACCGTGGTCATATGGCTCGTCCGTCCCGGGCGTCAGCGTCTCTTGCGTCACCGTGTAGTCAGAGTCAGTTAAATATGCGAAAAGAAACCACCTATCTAATGTGTAATCGCTATCACTTCCTGAAGCATTTGGGGAGATGGCGAAACTAGCCCCCCGTTGAGATATGGTGAATGCGCCATTAATCAGCATATTCTTTTGTCCACCGGGAATAGGAT